ATTTTCTAAATCAGGTGTTATTTCATCTTTAGTATTATATTTGTAAACATACATCATACCTTTCAATTCATCATTATCTCGATTCATTCTTGGAACAACCCCACAGAATGATAAACCACCAGTTAATTTGATGTTAGTTTCTTCATAGAATTCACGATAAGCAGCTTCTTTCGCATCTTCACCATCTTCAATACTTCCGGCGGGTATACTCCACATTCCAGGAAAAGATTGATGGGAATTTCTTTTACATAAAAGAATTTTATCTCCATTCTTTACCGCCACACCAGCGTATCTACCAAATTCTTTTGCTTTCATAGTATTTATATTATATATGTATCTCAACAAGGGTAAAGATAAGTTAAAAATTAAGGTAGTTCAATCACCTGAAGCGGTAATGAAAGGTATGATGGGAAAAAAATTTGGTCCATCTTATCAAGGCATGTTATTTGTTATGGGTAAAGACGAACAACAAAGTTTTTGGATGAAGAATTGTATTATTCCTTTGGATATTATTTTCTTACATAATAACAAAATTACAAAGATACATAAGAACTGTAAGCCGTGTGAAAGTGAAGTATGTCCTCATTATTATGGTGATGGAAACTTCGTATTGGAGTTGGATGGTGGAATGTCCAGCAGGTTAGGTTTAGAGGAAGGTGAGACCTTGAGCTTTTCTCTTTGATTTATTTTTATTAGGTTTTAACAGGATTCAACCTGAAAACCCTAAACACTAAAACAAACATTTATGAAAAATCTATTAGAAAAACTAAAACACTTCACAAAACAAATGTTCAATTACATTATGTTGGTTGTCGGGATGGCAGTATTCTTTACTATTGGTTATTATTACAAGAACCTAAAAGAAATGGCTAAAGGTAATCGTCCTGAAACTGTAATGAAAAAAGATATTACAATTGCAATAGATGAATCAAATAACTTTATGATTATCAAGAAGAACGATGGTAGTTATGTAGTATTTGAAGATTCAATCGGTCAAACTATTTTTAACATTTACGCTAAAAACCTTTGGGGTCAGCATAATCCAACTAACTAAGATGAAAAACAAACTCAGAGTAACAGGTGTGTTTATTTGTGTCGCAATCATGATTTGTGGATACAAACTTTGGGACTATCAGAATACCGAATATGATGAGTGGTATGTTCAAGGTAGTGAAACAAACGCACCAACTTCTCTGAAGATGTATTATCTTCTTCAAAAATATTCTAAGGAATACAATGTACCTGAATATGTGGCTTTCAATGTTGCATATTTGGAAACAGGATATAAGGGTCCATTCCATTGGACTTATAATCCTCATCAACGTTCATCAGCGGGTGCTGTGGGTCCCATGCAAATTATAACAAGGTACGCCCACAAGCACGCTGGTAGACGTGTGACTGAGACAGAACTTAAATCCGACATTGAACTCAACATCAAAGTCAGTATGTCTATGTTGAGTAAATTACATGATACCTATGGTAGGTGGGATTTGGTATTGGGTTATTACAATACAGGATATCCCCAAGTCAATGGGTATGCAGAATATGCATCCAAAAATAAGAACTACAAAAACAAGTGGGTTCAATTGAACCGAGCTAGTTTCTTATGATTCTAATTTCTTAAGAACTTTGAAGTTCTCCTCAATGCGTTTAGACCTTTTGTTATTAGACTTTCTACTCAATGGTTTGGGTCTACTCTTGTGTGATTTAGCCATTATCTTCTTTTGATTCGGCAATCTTTTCTTTGAGTTTTGCAAACAAATCTCTACCCAACATCTTAGCAAACTTTACAAATGGAGCATCGTCTTTGTCAGGGTCATATCTATATGGACCTTGTGGTTTTCTCTTACTTCTACCAAAGTAGTTCAACCCTGAGATATTAGTAATACACTTGTGACCTCCTGAATTAGCTTGGATAATATCCCATGCTGAGATGGCAACCTTATCTAATACTTGAAACTCTTCTTCAGTCAACTGTGCCGCAGGTTTGTTCATTATATCTGTAACCTCATCTTCCAACTCTTCAATACCTTGAGCTTCCAATGCTTTACCATATAACGCTTTCAAATCTTTAGCGGTAAATCCAACTGAGTCAGGTGTTGCTTTATCTTCAGAAATCCATTTGATTGTTGAAAGTGGTACGAATCTATCTTTCAATTGAGCTTCGTACTTTGTCAATACTTCTTGTGCAATGTCTCCTAAGTTTACACCTTTTAATTCTCTCGACTCCTTGAATGGATTACAAGACGCTTGAACCAATCCCATTGGCCACATCATAATCAAAAAGTCAGCGTCAGGTTGATTTTTGAATGGTGTGTATCTGTCGTATGAACCTGGCTTCATCATACTACCACCACCATATTGCATTATAATACCATCTTCATATTTCTTCTCAGGATAATTTTCCATTTGTTTGAAATAATCATCCCTGTTTCTTTGAAGTTGTGCTGGTGATGGTGAACCCATATCAGCCATTTTTTCTTTGATAGATTTCAATATTGATAATAAAGATGGTTCAGAGTTAGCAACCAAGTATTCCAAAAAGTTTGGTTTGTTTTTGAATGCCAACAACAACTTATTTATAACAAATCCTAATAAGAATTTATTATCTTGTAATGATTTCTCTTTGTCTAATCTCCACAAATAGTTTACCACTTGTTCAGGAGTAAGTTTGTATTTAGCAAAGTCGGCTGAATCTACAGTTGAAATCAATTTGATGTCACTCGCAGGAAATAATTCCTTTGGTGATATGATTTGTGAAATGGTTTCAACATTAGAACGAGCACCTCTAAAGTTTGTTGATTTGGTATCCTCAGCACCTGCTTGTCTATCGTGGTGGTCTGTATGGATAACAAACATTGGTTTACCATGTGCAAAATCTACAAGAACCGGCATTACATCACCTTCAGCATCTTGTTTCTTGATAGCAAATTCTTTATCTCCGTATTGAATTACTTCATAATCAACAACATCGAATCCGTTATTCTCCAAATAACGTTTCATCGCAATTGCTGTTGTTACACCATCCAAATCCTGGTGAAAATAAATTTTAGCCTTAGGATATCTTTTTCTAAGTGCCTTTATATCACGAATACCTGATTCTTTAATTAGATTTTTCATACTATTAGTGGGAAGGTGTAAAGTCTACCGCAATAACATCACCTGCTCTAAATTCTTTAGGATTTTCTAACTTACATAAGTTATTTACGCTGATGATGAATCTATCTTGGTCAGTCATATTTTGATATTTACTCAAAGTATCACCTGATTTAATACGATATAATTTTAAGTTTTTACTACCACCATTTTCTATTGTTTTTATTAATCCCTCTTTAGTAAAACAATATTTCCCACCTTCAGCTGGTTTAGTACTATTCATTAATCTTTCAGCCTCTTGTCTGTGAAATTTGCTTTGTTCTGCTGATGGATATTTCTGTTCAGAAATAACTCTTTTGATAATCTCATCCAATTGAGATTCAGTCAATTTTATAACTCTCTTTTTCATTGTAATGTAAATAAATATTTTCCTTTGTTTATGAGACCTAACATCTCATCTCTTAGATTGAGTAAGTCAGTATCCATTTTTGAATCAAATTCATCTGATAATGACACCAAAAAATCAACCGTATCATCAACAAATTGTTGGAGATTGAAAACAGACATGTCAACAAAGTCTAAACTGAATTCGTTACCAAATGTAGGTCTACCATGTTTACCCATACAAGCCTCGACAAACTCATCAATCAAGTCATCTAAACCTTCATAAATTTTACCGTAGGCTTTGTGTTTAGCATAATCTTTTGTCTGCCAATGAACAAATCTAAATTGGTTCTGAATCTGAACCATTCTTAAAATAATATCCCCTTTCTCCATATATGATATAAATACCTTATTATATCATTTAAGAAAGGGGATATATTATTTGGGTTTATTTTTCTGAATCGAATTCAATAACTTGTTGACGTTTTTCTTCGATGAAAACATTCACCCTCTTTTTTGCAACTTCAGCGTAGTTTGGACTGAGTTCAATTCCAATCCATCTACGGTCTAAAGTTTCAGCCGCAACTAAGCTTGTACCTGAACCTGCAAATGGGTCCAACACAATATCATTCTTATAACTAAGAATCTTAATTGCCTTTGTTGGGATGTCCATTGAGAATGTTGCTTTAGTCAATGAACGAGTGTCGGCAAAGTACTTCCATTGTCCATATACCAATTCAATAAACTCTTGTTTATCTCTATCACGATAAACTTTTTTGTTCTTGAATAAAGTAGGGTCTTCTTTATCAGGAACAGAGTCCCATTCATACTCCCATTGTGGTTGACCTTTTACTGTTTTGATGTGTTTATCTTTGTATGCCAAAATCACACATTCTTTTGGGTTATAGATATAAGGTGCCGATGGACTCATCCAACTACCCCAAGCTGTTGTCTTGGAGCGGTGTGGTGACTCTTCTTCCAAATCCACAACACCAAAGAAACCCCATCCTTGTTCTTTCATTATTTGCCAAACCTCTGAGACCAAGAAAATACGACCACCCTTACTTTGACGGTTGATTTCATATGGAATATTCAATGCAATACGACCATCTTCTTTCAGTACGTTACGAGCCATTATCAACCAACTTCTAGTAAACTTTAGATATTCTTCAATATCCATATCATCATTATGTACATCATAATCGATACCAACACCATAAGGTGGTGATGTTACAATCAAATCCACTGAGTTTGCTGGCATTTTTGCCATCACACCCATACAGTCACCGTTTACTACTTTACCAATATAATCTTCAATCTTGTTCATTTTCTTCCATTACTTTTATTCTTCTTTCCAAATACCAAACTGCTTTTTTCAAATCCTGAATGGGTGGGTTGTCATCTTTCTTACCACTTCTAATGATATATTTCAATACATTGAATAGGTAAGCATCCTTATCGAGTCCTGTTGCCTCAGCAATCTTCACAACTTCATAAGGGTTATCTTCCCCCCCATAATGGGAGGGATGATTTACCATTTTAATATACGTGCTCTTCTCTTCTGTCATAAATCTTAGTATAACACTCTTTACATAATTGTCCAGCCCCTTCGACATAATAATATCTATAGTCGATGTGACGGTCTATTGGTTCAGTGGTTTGTTTTCCACATGATACACACTTTTCGTACTCTTTAGTCTTCCCGGTCGATTTCATAATTAGTTTCAACTGTTACTTCAGAATACATGTTATGCAATGTCTTATACAAAACTTTAGCAGTGTTTAGAGAATCAGAGATTACCTTTGTAATCTTATATGGGTCACCATTCGATGCCGGTCTACGGTCCTCAAGATATCCTTTCCACTCCTTAGCGGTTGCCAATGGAACACGAATTGAAGAACCTCTATCTGAAA